GGCGTGCGCGTTCCTGGTCGGCTGCGCCCGGCCGCCCCAGATCGTCCAGGTCCGGGTGCCCGTGCCGGTGCCCTGCCCGGAGCCCCCGGCCGTTTCCCGCCCCGCCCTGCCCATCGCCCAGCTGAAGGCGGACGCGAGCATCCAGGAGGTCCTGCGCGCCTACGCCGCGACGGTGGCCCTGCTGGAGGGCTACGCGCGCCAGCTGGAGACGCTCCTGGACGGCTACCGCCCCGCCGCGCCCAGGCCCGGCCCCACCGAGGCCCCGTGACCCCTTTCTACTTCATCAGCCTGGCCACCACCCTCGTCCTGGCCTTCATGGGCGGCATCTGGGGCATCACGCGCTGGCTGGCCACCTACATGGCCCGCCTGCTGGATGCGCGGATGTCGGCCTTCGAGAAGCACCAGGAGGATTGCCAGTCCAACCTGCGGCGGCAGGAGCGGGAATTCCTGGAGTTCAAGGCCGACCTGCCCAAGGAGTACGTCCGCCAGCTGGACCTGCAGATCTACCGGGAGGACCGGGTGCGCGCCGAGGCGGTGCTCGATCACAAGCTCGACGCGGTGGGCGTCCAGGTGAAGGAAGTTTGGAGAAAGTTGTATGAGTGAGCGGGGCTTGGCGCTGGACCTGAGCAAGGCTCAGCGGGAGGAATCCCGTTGGCGGATCCTGCGCACCCTGGACGCCGGCCGCCCTTTCCCGCTGGCCGAGCTGGTGATCTGGCGGGTGCTCACCGACATCCAGCTGCCCATCGGGCTGACCGGAGTGCGGCGGGAGATCGCCTACCTGGAGGCCAAGGGCCTGGCGCGCATCCTGAACCCCGCCGAGGCGGAGCTCCAGGTGGAGCTGACCGCCCTGGGCATCGACGTCCTGGAATACGCCGTGGATTGCCCGCCGGGTATTGGCCGGCCCCCGAAATACTGGTGAGGCGGCTGCGGACAAGGGGCCTTCCGAAGGATGCGCTGGGAGGCCCCAGGAGGCGTCCGTTTCGTTCGGGCGCGGCAAGGTGCCCCCAGGTCCCCTTCCGCCGGAAATAAACCGGGTGTAAACGGGTTGCCGGGGCTTGTTCCGGTTCCAGGGGAAGCCGCCCATCCCGGGTTCGGCCGCTGAAGGCCGGCGACCCGGATTTGCAACCGGCCTTCCATCGTTGCTCCTGGGCATGCCGGGATGAACGGGGATGGAGGGGACAAAAGAAAAGATTCCGGCCCTTTCCATTGGCCCCATCCACCCCGGCTTGCCTGGGTGCGACGGCCGATGCCCGTTCGCGAATCCACGTCCACAGCCTGCCGCGGCCGAATCCGGGCTCATGCCGGAGGCCTGCCGGCACCCCGGTGTTTTCACCGGCGGCGCAGGCCCTTGAATTCCCAAGGCGCTTTCCTGGAGAAGCCCATGGCTGGCCTAGCATCCTGGCTTCTCGAACGACCTCGGAGGCGATGCGGTGAGACTGGAGATCCTGGAGCCCGGAACCAGCACGGCCATGAAGAGCCGCACGGCGCGCCGCGCCGGGGCCCGGGTCCGCCGCGGCCGCGGAGGTGTCCGATGACCCTCCTGGGAATCGAATCCGCCCTGCTGGCCCAGGTCCAGGCGGCCGTCACCCCGCTGGGGCTGAACGCCGAAACCTTTCCGGACCAGCCCGGCCAGTATGTCCTCGCCAACCCGGCGGGCGTGGTCCTGGTGATCTACCGGGGCAGCTCCTACAGCCTCCCCAAGGCGGCTGACGCCATGGCCCAGGTCCGGGACATGCATTTCGAACTGGCCGTCCTGGCGCGCGACCTGCACTCCGCCCAGGGCGCCTACCCGGCCCTGGACGCCCTGCGCGGGGCCCTGGCCGGATGGATGGCGCCCGGCGCCATCCAGGGCGCGCGCCTGGACCAGGAGGGCTTCCTGGACCGGGACGGTTCCCTGGATGGGAACCACCTGCAGGGCCGGGACGGTTTCCTGGGCGGGGACGGCTTCCTGAACCAGCCCGCGGGCACCGTCTGGCAGTGGGTCCTGCGCCTGAGCATCCCCGCCCTGTCCGTACCCGCCGATCCCGTCGATCCCACCAACCCTTCCTACGGCCTGCTCCAGCAGACCGACTTCTATCCGGAGGCCCCATGATCCAGGGCATTTACCGAGGCCCCTTGCAGGGCTGCACCCCGGCGGGCGCCGACGTCGTCCTTTGCCCGGGGATGCGCATGGCGCTGCCCGAATGCGCTTACGTCAACAACCTCGTCGCTTCGGGGCTGTTCGTGCCTGACCGGCCGCAGCCCGAGGCCCCTTCCCAAACCACCCCCAAGGAGTCCGCATGAGCAACTACCTCCACGGCGTCGAGACGGTTGAATACCTGGTCGGCCCGAGCCAGGTGCAGACCATCGCCACGGCGGTGATCGGCCTGGTGGGCACGGCCCCGATCCACACCCTCGTGGACGCCACCAAGGCCAGTGTCAACAAGCCCATCCTGATCACCGACGACAAGGAGGCCGCCGCCTGCTTCGGTCAGGACATGGACGGCTACAGCATTCCCAGCGCGCTGAGCGCGATCCTGGCGCAGGGCGCCGGACCGGTGATCGTCGTCAACGTGTTCGATCCCACCAAGGTGACCATGCAGACCGCTGGCCAGCCCGACCCCACCAAGGTCCAGGCCGCGGACATCAACGGCACCACCCTGGGCGACGGCACCCGCACCGGCCTCATGGCCCTCCTGGACGCCCGCAGCCTGTTCGGCTTCGGCCCCAAGCAGATCATCGCCCCGGGCTACACCAACCTCACCGGCGTCGTGCAGCAGATGGACACCATCGCCGCCAAGCTGCGCGCCATCTGCTGGGTGGACCTGCCGGTGGGCCTGAGCCCCCAGGACGCCATCCAGGCCCGTTCCACCTCCATGAACTCCGCCTCCAAGCGGATCATGATCTGCTACCCCCACGTCCAGGCCCTGGGTCCGGACGGCAGCACCCTGGTGCTGCGCCCCCTGAGCCAGTACGCCGCCGGCGCCTGCGCCGCGGTGGACCAGCAGAAGGGCTACTGGTGGTCGCCGTCCAACACCGTCCTGCAGGGCGTGGTCAGCCTGGAGCGTCCGGTGGACGGTTCCTTCCAGGACAGCAGCTCCGACCTGAACCTGCTGAACGGCGCCGGCATCACCACCGTCTACGCCGCCTACGGCACCGGCTTCCGCCTGTGGGGCAACCGTTCGGCCGCCTACCCCGGCAGCACCGACGTGGACGTCTTCCTCTCCGTGCGGCGCACCGCCGACATCATCGAGGAGGCCCTGGAGCTCAACAGCCTCAAGTACCTCGACCGTCCCCTCTCCAAGGCCCTCATCGACCAGCAGCTGGATGACGACAACGCCTTCCTGCGCAACCTGATCGGCCGGGGCGCCACCGTGGACGCCATGGCCTTCTTCGACGCGTCCAAGAACCCCGCCCAGGAACTCGCCGCGGGTCACCTGACCATCGGCTACCGCTTCGCGCCGCCGCCCCCGATGGAGCGCCTCAGCTACGAAGCCTACCTGGACTCGAACCTCTACACCTCCGTCACCAAGTGAGGCACGCATGACCATTCGCATCCGCCAGCTGCTGAGCTGCAACATCTACGCCGAGGGCGGCCCGTTCCTGGGCGCCGCCTCCTCCATCGTCCTGCCCGACGTCAAGCACAAGGCCTCCGAGCACAAGGCCGGGGACCTCATCGGCACCCCCAAGCTGCCCGGGGCCATGGAGCCCCTGCAGGCCACCGTGAAGATGAACGGCATGTATGAGGACTTCCACGCCATCACCGCGAACCCCAACCATATGGTGAGCCTGATGGTGCGGGCCAACCAGAAGGCCGCCGAAGGCATGAACGATCCGGTGGACCAGCCGGTCATCGTCTACCTCCGCGGCTGGTTCTCCGGCCGCAAGATCGGCGAGCTGCAGTCCACCGATGCCACCAAGCCGGAATACACGATGGAGGTCTTCTACTACCGCCTGAGCGTGGACGGCAACGACGTGGAGGAAGTGGACCTGGCGAACTCCGTGCACCGGGTCAACGGCCAGGACATCCTCGCCGACTACCGCGCCAACCTCGGCATTTAAGCGCAAGCGCCATCCCCGACCTTCCAGGCGGTCCCAGGCCGCCTTCCGGAGCCCCCCATGAAGAACCAGACCAGCCCCGACACCGCCCCGGCCATCCAGGCCGTGGCGGCCTATCCGAAGCAGATCGAGTTGCCCTCCGGCGCCGTCGCCATCCAGACCCGGCCCCTCCGGGGCCGTGACGCCGCCCAGGCCCAGCGGGTCGCCCAGGACCGGACCGACGTGGAATTCCGCGCCGCCCTCATCTCCCAGGTGATCCAGCTCAAGGGCCAGCCCGTGGTGATGGAGGACCTGCTGGAGCTGGAGCTGGCCGACCTGGGCCACCTGGTGGAGGAGGTGGCGGGAAAGTAGAACTGGTCCACCCCGAGGCGATGCTCGCCCTGGGCCGCTTCGCGCGGTGGACCTACCGGGACCTGATGGACATGGACCTGGACGAAATGGCCTTCTGGATCCAGCAGGCCGAGTTGCTGGCCGAGCGGGAACGCGCGGCCACGCAACAGGACTGAAGGTCCCGGCCCCATCAGGAACGACCCAGGACCCACGGCCGGCGGCAGCCATCTCCCGCCAGGGCGAAGCCCCGCCGGCCCGGGCCCTGATCAGGACGAGCGCACCCCACGTGGCCAGGCCATGACGGCAGGCCCCTTTCTCCCCAGACGCCAAGGATCATGACTCCCCTCGATCTGTCCCTAATGTTCCGCTCCGCCGTCCCGCCCACCGTCAAGGTTGCGGGCGCGGTCAGCGACGCGCTCAAGCCGATGGCAGCGCGGCCCAAGGCCCGCCAGGGTTCGAAGGCGGCGCGCAAGGCCGGCGCCGCGCCTCAGCCTAAAGGCGAGCGAGCCGGTGCCAGCCCGGACTGGCAGAAGCCTTTCCTGGCCCCCTTCAAGCAGCTGGACAAGGTCCTCGCGGACGTGACGCTGGCCTTCCGGAACACCGGCAAGGCGGTGAACCAGTTCTACGAGCAGCTGTCCGCCCAGGTGCGTCCGTCCGCCAAGAAGGGCGCCTCCGGCGCCGAGGCCTACGCCGAGTTGCCGCCCACCCTGAAGCGCAAGGGCGCCAGCTCGAAGACCCAGGAGAACGGGTTGATCCGGGCGGCCGCCAAACGCCAACCGTCCGGCAAGACCGGGCGAAAGGAAGGCGGCAAGCTCCAGGCCCGGCCGCGAACCCGGCGCCAGGACGACCTCGCGCGCCCCGCGCGGGGCAAAGCCGCCGCCGGCGCCTCCGGCGGCCTCGACAAACTCCTGGGCGACAAGAAGACCTTCGCCAGGATCGACAAGATCGCCGGCCAGCTCGGGGAACTGGAGAACAACCTGACCCTCCTGGGCGACAATCTGTTCGGCTCGGGCGAAGGGCGGGCGCAGACCAAGGGCAAGGCCGGCGAGACCTCCGCGGCATCCCGGAAGGGCAAGGAGCCGAGCCCGGCCCGGCGGGCCAAGCGCGGCACGAAAGGCGACGGGACCTTCCTGGGGTCCGTATCCAACGGCCTGGACAAGCTGAACAAGCTCCCGGACGCAGTGGAACGCTTCGGCAAGGCGTATCCCACG